AAACAGTACAGGGAGAATTGTTTCTTAACCAGGCTTGGGCTGCATATGCAGCATAAGTGGGAGCAGTCTGGTCTCCAGTGCGCCAAATATCGCCAGTGGCTGTGCCAGGTGCCGGGTTTCCAAAGATGGAAACGAATTCACGAAATGAATTTACTTTAACCGGGCGGTGAGCAGGGCCCTTTTGGAAGCGTCCAATAATCAAAGGCCCCATTCGCTCAGGAAGTGACGGGATCCCCGATTCGTCGATTTCATCAATAAAAATACCGGGGGACACAAATTTAAATTTATCTACTGACATGTTGTTTGCTCCTCATTAACAAGTTTCTAAAAATATTATAAACTTTTTCTCTAATAAATAGTCACGCCTCTTCACAAAATCCCTTAAAATCTAAATTCGCCATCTTCGTCTTGTACAATGATACGTTCTCTGGCAAACCTTATTTGCACCGGGTTTTCTCGGCGGACGACACGAGGTTGTTTTTGGTTCTTTCCATCTCCAATCAAATATCCAAAAACGTTCATTGTAATCGCCGTTTCATATTTTCTTTCATTCTGCTGATAACTTGAAATATTGTTTGTCATGGCGTAGCTTTCTTGGATCCAAGCTTCATAGCGATTTGAGTTGTGTTCAATCATAACTCTCTTATGTGCATTTGAAACTCTTATAAACGGGGTTATCAAATCATTCATTTGTTCTTGATACTCAGTTCTTAGTGTAATCGCATATTCAACATCAATATATATAGGAATTGGTATTGTGATCGTCTCATATACTATTTTTTTGTTATCTTTAAAGCGATAAAGCGGATAATTTGTCTGTCCTCCCCGACGGGCGGCGTCAGCATTCGCGAAGTTCCTTGTTTTATCTTGCTGTATTACCTTATTTATTGTTAAATATCCGCCCTTTAGGTCACCCACAGGGTCAACAGATGCATATGGAATAACCCTGCTCTTTTCGCTCTTTTTCATGCCTTTTCGTTCAACAGCAATCACAGGCAAAACGACTTGGCCAGTAGAATCTCTTTCAATATCATCAGATTTTATGTTTTGAGATCGTTCTGCACCAGACCAGATAACTGGTGCTTTGCGAAAGCCTTTGTTTGTTTTGGTTCTTAGATCCATTGTCTCGTCCAAGAACTTGTACAAGGCAAAATCAATATCTTCTAATTCAGATTTAAATCTTGGGACGTCGCGAGATGTTTTTTCTTCATTTTTAGCTCCCATCGAAGTAGCCCTCCCTTGACTTAATACATTCTGCCACAACTTCTATACGACGATCAGCTTGGCCGAATAGTTCTTTTGGTTCCGATAATTTAACAATCTCATAATAGTTCTTACCATAAGCAATAAAATCTCCCTCTCGAACAAATAGATCCTGGTCCTCAGTTAGCCTTCTTTTATGAAAATGTGCTTTTAATTTCACGGTCTTATCAACACCGTACTTGTCCGTTGCAGTTTCCTCTCCCTGGAACTCTATCAAAGCATAAACCCTTACAGGAGACAAGAAAGTTTTAACAATGGCCTCATTATAAAGAGAATGGTAATCTGTACGCTCTGTGTCTATTGGATAATATACAATTGTTTGGCCAATGACACGCTCTATTAACTCATCGTTAACTTGTTTGACAAGATCACGCTCTTTCTCACCCAGGAACAAGGGTGGAGGAGGCTGAGTTGGTTGTGTCCATTTATTTTTTTCATTGGCCATCTATTTATCCCACGAAAATGAACATAGGAATAGTCTTTCCTGTTTCCAAAGTATTGGTTGTGATCGTCTTTTGTATTTCTGTCATCTTCTGGTATGTCAATTCATCCAGTACTTTTTGCAATTCTTCTCTTAAAGCCTTTTGTTCCTCGCGACCTTGAGAAATTAACTTATCTCCATTTAAAGTAACTGCCTGGCCTGGAATTGGGATCTGGCCAAACTTCGAACGTATTTGCCCTAGTGTTTCTTTAACCAAAGCCAACGCAAACCTACGAATCCACTGTTTGCCAATTGAATTAATATTTGCATAAGGTACATTGGCCAATGGCAACGTGCTCATGTTATTAACGCCGGCGACCCGGTCGTCTCTGTCATCTTGGTCATCCCATGGATCAGGATCGACTGAAAATTCAAACCAAACTTTCTGTGGGCCAACGGCAGTTGAAAGAGGGAATATTCTTAAATTATTATTTCTTATTTCATAAGAATAGTGTGAATTTCTGGTATAAATTGCTTCTTCGTAAGCCATGGCTTGTGCTTTGTTCTGCCATGGTGGAATCATTTCAAAAGATGAGTCGTCAGCATACATACCATAAGTTGATAAATTGCCAACTGCGTTCAGGCCACCATAATACCCATAGAATCTCCACATTGCGTGTGGTGTTTTAAAGTACACACGACGAATGTTTATTCTTTTATTGCCAACTTTATTATAAAAAGGCATGTCACTATCTGTGGCAGCAGAACTAGAAATTGCAGCTTGCAAATCATAATCTTGTTCATTTGGAAGCGACGTAATTGAAGCAGAATAAATCGGAACTGTTCCACCCAAGCCAGCTTCCGTTATGGACATGTCCATTACTTTTTTGGAATATCCTAACGTATATTTGGGGTATTTAAGTTCTACTTGGCTTCCGCTTAAGAGGTCTGTGCGCTGGCCGTCATGATCAAACGTTCCGGTCGTGGCGCCCAAAGAACTATGAAGCACGTTCTTCGCTTGATGAATATTAACAATATATGAATATTCTAACACTGCTTCTTCATACGCAGCATAAACGATTTTCTCGTCTAATTCAAGGTCTAATACGTCACCACCAAGTTTTTTGTAAGTATAAGCTACTTGCTCGACGGCGCCTGTAATAAAGTTAGCGTCATACAGCTCATTTGCTGCTCCGCCGGCCTTGGTCGTTGACGAATACAGGCCATATGGATAGTTTGTTGCGACGCTGGCAATTGCGAATGCGCCCGTAACCGGCAGTGCCACTGCAGAAGTTTGTGAAGTCGGTGTTAAAGTTGGTGTTGCCATTCATATAGCCCCCTATCAGTATAATTAGTTGGGAGAGATCGTTTTATCCTGAAGACATTGGGTTCTATAAAACAAAACCCCACCAAGGATATCCAAGGTGGGGTTATTTCTCACTAATTTTATTATTTTATTCTTCTTTTTTCTTTGTGAACAGTCCAGATTTCTTCTTTGCAGGGGCCTTTGCTTTGGCTTTGGGTGCTGCTTTGGCTTTGGGTGCTGCTTTGGCTTTGGGTGCTGCTTTGGCTTTGGGTGCTGCTGCAGCCTTTTCAGCCAAGTGTTTTCTAGAATCTATAACTTTTGCAGGCATAATATTATTCTCCTTTTATTTTAAGCGAATGCTACTGCGGCATCTGAATTCTCAGTAACGTTGAGAATTGAGCTGTCAACGACATACCAATCTTCGCCGTCGCTTACAACCTCAACCCACGAACCTTGGCGGCAGTCGTCGACAATTTGGATCTCGTCTTCGCCGGCTAGCAAATTTGTGACTATATCTTGTTCGGACTCGAACGGGGCCGTGCTGCCCTTCGTCGCGATCGCAATAACTGTGCCTCTGAAAGTCTCAGTAGCTGCAGCAGTTTTAATAGCTCGAAAGAAGTTGCCGTTGTCTTGTACGCCCCACACAAACTTAAAGTTTAAACCTTTTTTAGCTGATGGCAACGTAAATGTACGATTGGCAGTTGCAGCAGCTGAGACCAATACGATGGCGCCACTATCACTCTCTCTAAGAGGGTGAAGAGAGTCAACCCATGATCTAGCATTGGAACCTCTAATGAAAGAAGCAGCTGCGTTTGCTCCGGCAGCATTTTGTACAAGACCCGCATCGCCGGAGACGCGCGTAATGGCGGCCGATGCGTTGCCAGCAGACCCGGATGAGGACTTGGTAAGAGTAATCTCAGTACTGCTAGATCCCTCAGCTGCGTCAATACCTTTCAAGCCAGCGGTGCCAGCTCCAGATGTAGCGTATGCAATCCTACTATTAGCGGTACCAGCAACTGCGAGGATGAGGAGATCAGCGATCTCATCATTGTCTAATGTGCTAGTAGACAGCGTAATTTGATTAGCGGCGCCGGCTGACGTTGTTTCGCTAGCATCCATGGTGATTGTTACAGTTCCCTCAGAAGTATCGACTGTAAGAGACCCGTCGACGGTCGTCGCGCCGGTGCTATCAATGCAGTTAACAGCAACTGCTTGAGTTCCCATTGCTGTAGTGGAATTTATATCGATATCCCCCCAAGTTAAATATCTTAGCTTGTGAGGATTTAATGCTGGTCTTGATTTACTCATTATTTGTTAGCTCCTTAAATATTTTTAGGTCCCCCAGAGAGGCGCCTCTTCCGCAATGATTTTTGAATTAGCCACAACCCAACTGGTGTCCCCCGCTATCAACTCAATCATTGTGCCGGCCTGGATATCATCATGGACAGTCAGGGTTCTATGAGAAGTCCCATTTGCAGTTTCGTCTGATGGCATGGCGCGCGTGCCATCGACGTCATACCATAATACCGATCCATGAATAAGCTCATTTGCAGCTGCTGACTGAACTATGGTTGCCGCGGTGTCGGATGCCACTCCCCAGACAATTCGGAAGTAGGCGCCGCGGGCGCCGGCGGTGCCCCTGAGGGTTGGAAGGGTAATTGTTCTATCTACCGTCGCGTCGTCGGTAATAATTATAGTTGCTCCTGACTCTGGCAGAGACAATGTTTTATTAACATCCCCAAGTGTGATCACTTTTACTCTCGAACTATTGTAATTTGATTTGATTGGTCTCATTATATATTAACTCCTAAATGTTATGCTACGCCCGAGTTCCCTGAGAAGGGGTCATCGCCAACAACTTGACATCCCATGGTATACCAGTTAACACCATCAGAGAAGAAAGAAAGCATTGAGCCAGAGGCCGTTCCGGCGGCCAAAGTAATTGTATCCATATCAGCCACAGTTGCGCCATCATCAGGAGGGCCATCCGTAACCGTTAAAGCTGTGAGAATGCTTCTTGCCTCCCCGACCTCGCGAATACCGTCAGGCTCCCCGGCGGGTGCAGCTTGATCATAATAAGGCACCCAGCCCGTTATTCCTTCATTGGTATTATCAGCCGTTGTTATGATTGTAGACTGCGCGGTGTCTGGAACTGACCAGATAATTCTCACGTAAGCTCCCTTTGAAGCAGGGGGCAGGGTGATAGTTCTAGCGCCGCCGTCCATGGCTTGCTGGATAACATAAGTTTCACCGCTTTCAAGGGTTGTTCCGCCGCGTCCGTCGGGGCTGGCATCGCCGGTGTCAGTGCTCATCGTTTTGCTTGCATTAAGAATTGATTCTACTCTAAGTCTGGATGCATTAAGGAACGGTCTTCCTGATTTAGCCATAATTTTTATCTCCTTAAATTACCGGCAAGGGAGTTCTTGCCTAATCTACACCTGTAAATAGTGTTGTCATTGTTTAAATGGCTAAATTATTCTGACTCTTCTTCAGTGGCTTCTTCTTCCACTTCTTCTTGCGGAGGAGGCTCTGGAGCTAGCAAACCAATTGCCTCTGCCAATAAGCCGGCTTCGTTAAGATCAAATGCTCCGCGTTTCTGTGCAATCTGTGCGGCCTGAATTAATAGGCCGACGGCCTGCTGCTGTGTTTCAACTTGCTGTGACATAATAATCTCCTGTATTCTATGTCGAATAATATAATTATAACAACCTTAAGTTTTAATGTTAAGTTTTTTAATAAAAAAACCCGCCAAGAGAAAACTCAAGGCGGGTTGGTTTGATTACCTAGCAGTTAGGCTTAGGAGCCAGACTCACCAAGTAGACCGCGTACGACGACTAGGCCATACATATCAGGTCGGACCATCTTCTTAGCGTAACGAGTCATCACGCCCTTACGGGGCACGAAGTCCTCGGTACCGAAGATCGTCGGGGTGACCTGCAGCGGCACGTACGGAGCGTACACATAGCCACTCTCAAGGAAGCTTGAACCTCTGCGTCCAACAAGGATGAGGTTACGGTGGAAGTAGGGATCAACCCAAACGTCCCACTTCTTGGAAAGTGAACCTGCGTTAACGGCACCAACAGAGCCCTTATCAGCATCATGAGTGACACTGGCACGGAAACCAGAAGTGAACTCAAGGATGTTAGCAACTTCAGGTGAGGTCACCAGGAAGTTAGCTCCACCGCGTAGAGTCTTTCTATGAATCTGAGCCGACACATCATTAATGGTCTCGACAAGAGTCTCGTACCACTCGCTTACCGTACCGGTGAAGTCCGGAGCAGCTGCCGTAGCACCAAGCTCCGCACCAGTTAGGCGGTTTACGAATAGACCAGGCGAACGTGACCAGTAGTACGTATCAGCAGTTGCACCCTCAACGAGGTCGTTAAGAATCTCACGATCGATCTCAAGAGCAATCTGCTCTGAAAGGATCTGAGTAAGCTCAACTTCCGCATCTAGGTTGTGATACGCATTAAGGTCCTGACCAAGCTCAGGGGTCCATTTGGCCTTGAGCTTTTTGGTAACCGCCGTAACAGCGATACTGTCAACCTGAATATCGATCTCAGGAATCTGGTTTTTCGAAGTAGATCCAGTCTCACCGCCAGTACCTCCGGGCGTGTCTTCAGCAGCGACGCCAGCTTCTTCAAGGGCCCAGTGATCTGCACCCTTGACAGCACCAAGAGCATCAGCCGTGGTAAACCCATCGACCTGCGGGAACACCATGGTCGGCGGCGTATCGTCGAGGACGGCGGAGGTGATACCAGAGCCGACCGCGTAGAACGTAATAACTACGTAAGCTGCCTGAAGATTGGTGTGGGTTTTTGTAACACCATCTGCAGCCAAATGGCCAACGTGAGTCAGTCTACGAAGAATAGTAGGAGTACCGGATCCGACGTTCAACCCCGTGAGGTTGAAAGCCCCCATGTTATTGAAATTCATGCGATCAGCGGCTGACTTAACAACGTGCACGACAATTGCAACGACATCATCAGTCGTAAGACTATTCGGGCCTCCGCCGACCAATAAATCCGGATCCCAACGAAGCGCAGCTTTTTGTGCTTCAGTTAACGCATCGATCTGGACTTGTGTGGTAAAAGTGCCGTTCTGCATATGCGTTGTGAAACCGGCGAGCGCGGGTAGACCCCCTGCGCCTCCTCCGGCGCCGACGATTGCGTCGACGTTTGCCGGCGCGGCTGTCGCGGCTTCGATCAGAATCGATCCAGTCGGTGACGAATAAGCGTTGGCCATGTTGTAGAAGCCACCGCCACCTTCAGTGATATCAGTGACACCACCGGTCAGTGCGGAACCAACCACTCCACCACCATACAACGAACCATCAACTGACAAGCCTAGGCGTTCAGTTGTCTCCCTGCTGTACTTGAAGTCCAGGAAGAAGATCAGACCAGACGGAAGGCTCATAGGCTGAACCGACACAAGGTCATTCGCGAGAAGTCCACCGAATACACGACGGACAATGGGGAACGCCACGGAAGCGAAACCCTCAACATCACCAGCTGCCATAGACGAAGCCTCTTTAAGAAGCTGCGCGGCCTGGTTTTCTAACATTCGAGCCATGCTCTGCCTTTTGGTATCATTAACGATACCTTCAAGCAATCCAGTGCGCTCCCATTTTTCTAATAGGGCAGCACCTTCTCTCTGAAGGCTGCGCGCGGCAATACCCTCAGTTAATTTCTTTAATACAGACATTTTTTAGTCTCCTTTTATGTGTAATTTAAAATCTGTTTAATCTTGCTGGGATTTTAATCCTGCAAGCGATTTCCAACGATCGTACGTTGGATTATCTTTTTGTCTTGCAGGTTCTCTTTTCCTGTTAGACAAGATCATTGAAGAGGATTTTTCGACTACTTCGCGAAGTGATTCTGGCTGCTTTTTACGAGAGGTGCTGCCCACTGTGCTTTCAAGGGTCTCAAATATTACTTTTGCTTCTTCAACAGTATCGGCATTAGAAACAGCTTCGACAAGCTTACGCTTTTGTCGCTCATTCAGGGAGTCGCTGTTTAATGCCTTGTTTTGATAAAGCAACCTAGCATTTGTTAAGTTGCCTTCATCAAGTTTTTCTTTTAATAATAGAACAATGCGTCCAAATTTTGCCACTTGCTTTTTGGATTCTTCCAGCGCTGCTCTATATTGTGTATTTTGTCTTGTGAGGTTCTCATTGACGCCCCCAAGTTTGTTGACGGCCTTTTGAACGGCCGATCTATATTCTCTTCTTTCTGAATCCTGCTCCAGGGCCAGAATTTCTTCTTCAGCTAGCTCAATCATGGTTGACGGTGTTCCAGCCCAACCTGACTTTCTTGGAGCTATATCGACAACTAATTCTTCTGATAAGGCTTCTCTTACTGCCTCTTCAAGGGCCTCTTCAAGATCTCCTTCTTCCAGATCGACAGTGTCTCCTCCTTCGTATATGGCATCTTCTTCCATATAACCAAGATTCTCTCCACAAGTCGGACCGCTTCCATCATCGTCGTCTTTGCCAACTAACATTTCTTCTATGTCCTCGTCAAGGACTTCCAGAAGGCTGTTCTCTTGTATCTCTGGATCACCAACGAAATCTCCATTAAAACGTACCGTTTCACTGAGTTGTATTATTTCGCTCATTAGCTCTTCTAGCGGGATCTCTACTTCTTCGTCTAGATCTTCAGATGTAACAGCAAGAGGAATATGCTCCATTACAGCAGATTCTTCCACGTCGCCACTTGGATCGCCTGGTGGGCCTTCACCGCCAGGGGCAGGAGGGCCTTCCCCCTCAGCCATGGCTGGATCTTCCTGCTCTAATAGAGAC